GTTTTGATGACTGAGACAAACAATCTAGATGAAGTTCTACAAGTTTTTCACAAGGGACACAATCTCCATCTGTAAAAATCACATTTGTATATTCTGGATAATTCTCTTCAACATAAGTTAAACCATAATCTCTTGTTGCTCCTGCTGTAAAATTATCTACCGAATTTTTTATGAGACAGACTTTTCGAATCTTACTTTGCTTCCTTGAAAATACCTCTCTAGAATTATCTGTACACCTATCAAGAACAAATATCAATAAATCTGGAGTAACTGTTTGTTTATCATATCCAGCTATAATCTTATCAATATTCTCAGCTTGATTGTGAGAAGGAACTATTACAATGTTCATCAATCCCTTTCTTAAACAGTTTTTCTATAAGTTATTACATTTCCTGTTTTCAATGCGACAAATACAATACTTATAGTTAATTTGTTTTGAGCTTGGTTTATCTCAAGGCCGCATTGTTTAGGAAGAACTCTAACTCTCGGTTCAAATCTATTTATCGATGAAATTAAAGAGTCTAACAATTTTTCGCCAGATTCCGTGTTGAGATTTTTGAAAACTGTTGCCATCAAAGGAGAACCAAATCCCGGCTCAAACACACGCTCTCCAGGAATAGTTAGAAGAATATTTTCAACAGATTGTATCAAAGCTTTGGCATCATATACATCCGAATCAGTTAACGAATTCTTTGACAAATCTATAGCATATCCGTTTATAAATAATTCGCTCATTAGGCAATCTCACTTGTTGTAGTGCTTATAAAAATTATCTCTCTATGATATTGGTCTGTTTTCTTTTTAGCAGAATACGCTTTAGGAGTAACTACATCTGAAACCAATTCATTGTTAGTATTAGTTTTTGTTATCTTTGTCTTCGCTTTTGAATAATTTTCTTGAACATCATCAGAGTTATGTTTTATTTGCATGAAAATTTGTTTTGTATTTTCTAAAGAACTGTTGAACTCAGAAAACATCTTGTCTTTACTAACTTTCCAAGATTCGGCCTTGGTGTTTCCTGTGACTGGAGTGCTTTCAATTGGATGCTTCAAGCCAAATGCTTCCATGAAATTTTTTGTTGAAACTGCAAAATCGCATGTAGCAAAAGCACAATCCATGAATGGCTGTAAATCTTCATTTATTATTCTTAAGATTTCTGACATTAAAGCTTCATATTCCGCAATCTTTCTTTTTATCAATCTACCAATATAATGATTGTTCAGCCAGAAATCCAAATCAAAATATTTTTCAAACTGGCTCAAATATTCAATCAAAGAATTTATAAGTCTATCAATAAAAGAATTTAATAATGATGTCATAGATAACCGGCAAGCAAGATATTCAAATAATTCAAAATTACTATTAAATTGGACATTCTGAAATCCAAATGTTTTTAGTGTGTCTTCTGATACAAGCGACGAACCAAAAATAGCATCGGATAAAGCTTTTGGAAGAATATTATACTCTACCAATTTGTTTATAGCTGGCTTACACGCATACAATAATGAACAAAATGATTGCCGTGCTTTCGTCCCATCAATATTCCTAAGATTCAAATAAGACTTAATCATATCAAGAACTTCTTTAGCATGGTCAACCAAAGAATTTAGAATGATGTTTTTCAGTTTTTGAAGCAATTGTCTTATCTGGTCTAATACTCTTTTAGGAATATCAGCAAGATTTTCAATCAATGTAACTAAAGACATCCAAGTGTCTCTTAATAAATTACATACATTTTGTTCAGCAGTAGCCATATTATTATTTAGAACTATAATTCAATCTTGGTGCTTGTTTGGACTAAAGCATTTGCAGCAAGTATTTTAGTTTCCATATCAGCAACATTAGCTGCAAATCCAAGAGATGTTAATACTGTAGCAACTGTTGTATGTAGAATAGAAACTTCATTCGCTAATTTAATAAGAGCAGCATGAACATTGTTGTCCGCAGATATGCTGGCATTCACACAATCTGATGCACTCAAGTTCACATTAATAGCCGAATCAAAAGAACCCGCGAATCCATCCCTCAATTGTTTTAGAATAGCTTTTGAAATTCCATCCGCAAGAACTTCAAGAGCAACTGCTGTATTTTCAACAGAAGCGCCATTTTTATATTGAAGAATGTTTCCTTCAACTGTTGAGTCCACTGCTTTAGAACCGGGGGCAAGAAAATCAGAATATAGTCCAGATGAAACAAGATTTTTAATAATGTCTTCATATACAGGATTCTTAGCATTATATCGTTCAACTACAGAATCTAAGTTTACCATCATTCCTCCGAACTTATTAATCCATCAGACATTCCTATCAAATCATAATAGGCTGTCTTTCCAGTTGGGTCTAGATTTGCCTGTATATCCGCTGCTGGCTTCTTAGAATTCCAAATCAAACTCTTTCCTTGAGGAGATGCTGGTTCAAGATTGGTTCCAAATACAGGGCTTGTTATATTTGACCCATATGTTTGCTCAGCTTCAGTAATTAAAGCATCATATTTCTTATTTACTGAATCTACAGCGGAGTTAATTTCTTCAGCTTTTTTCTTTGCTGTGAATGCTATTGCCGCAGGACCAGATAACATTAACTTAGTTTTCTCAGTCACAGAATCATACTTCTTTATAATATCATTCGCAACATCTGCTATTTCTTTTGTTCTTGAAATATTAAGAGACGCGATAGTTTTTGCTAGAAGTGTCTTTTCTTTTGTAGTGTCCCTGAATACAGCAGCGCCAGTAACATGTCTTCCTTGGTGTGGTTGCCCTGTCATTGGATCGAACATAATACAATTGAATGGACCTCCTAAAAGACTCTGTTCAACTGCCATAAATGGAACTCCTAAATCGCTACCAACAGACATATCAAATTTAGATGTTTGGGCAGTATCTTCAGCATCAATTGTTCCGCTGGTATTATAAACTGTTGCTGGGCCTGTCGCAATATCAAAGTTAATATTGTTTGAAAGGATATTACAGTTTATTGATTCGATTGAGCACGATTCTTTCGCAGTTATTTTTGTCGCCCCACCTGTAGTAATATCGCAGTCTCCGTTTGCCTGTATTGTGGTGTTTTGTAATGTTTTAATATGTGTCGAACCATTATTCGTAATATTCATGTCTCCAAAACCAGAGATATTGAAATTGTTTGTGAAGATGTTGATGTTTCCAAATTGATTCGAAATGTTGAAATTGCCTCTGAGATTCAAATTAACTGAACCGACATCTGTAGAATCATTAGAAACTTCAATATTACCATTCTGAAAGACTTTGACAAAAACTCCCATATGAGTTCTGAATGTCGCCTCTCCTTTGGCTCTATTGAATTTATAATAATCTCCCTGTTCAGTTTCCCAGAAAATCATGCTGTTTGGATAGTCTTCTGTTTTGTCCGCCTGAAATGATTGATTCTGAAGGTCCATCGTCTTTGAATAATATCGTGGTTGGTAAATATCATTATCGTCGTAATAAACATTAACCACTGTACCAATTTCAGGAACTATGAATGAACCTTTCTTAGTCCCACAAAAAGCAAAATCAGGAAGAGCCCAAGGAAGAAGCTCTGTTTCAATTCCATCATAAAGACCCATGACACGGATTCGACAACGACCATTTTGTTCTGGGTCATTGTTATCTTCTACTACGCCATTATACCGGCCATCATAAATGTTCTCTTCTTTGAAATCAACAAACTCTCTAATCTGTTGAATTAAAGGTTTCGCCATTTGTTGTTTCATAGATTTCCCTTCTCCAACATAACCTTACTTATCTTCGGGTCTTCAACAATATTATAACCATTCCTAGCAAGAATCAAAATCATTGTGTAAATACCGCCTTGCTGAATGTTGTGATATATTCCGGCAACCAAATATTCTCCAGAGTGAGCAGCATCAATAGAAACTTCTCCAGAATCAGAATCTTCCATTTTCAAAAACTGAACATCTATCTTATCCATCAAATCAATCTTGTTGTTTGGAGATATTGTGATTGTTGTGAAATTTGAAAAGAACGTCCGGGACAAATAACTGTTCTGATTGTATGCTAAAATATATTTTCCATGAACATTTGAATTTTGCATGTTGTAATTAATACTATCATAATTTAGATTGTGTCCTTTTTTCTTATTAATGTATTTCGTCAAAGGAGCATAATCAAAATTTATCACATGGTCATAAAAATTCGTACCATCAAAATAAGTGAAATCGTAACCATATCCACCAGTTCTGTTTTCAATCGGCATATTATCATTAAATGTATAATTGGTTCTGAAAAACAAAACATTCTTGTTCTTCGTATCAATTCTCAAATCCTTCAAAACCTTATCATAATCTCCAGAATCAAGAGACATTAAATCATTATTAATCGCGATATATTTTGAAGATTTCGCGGCCTTCGTCTTTAATGTTGAAAATGTAAAAACGTTCTTTGAATTACAATAAATCAATGCCATATCTTCGTCTTGATAATATGAACGACGAATTATATTTTTCACGAAGTTCGAATTGTTGATTGAAATCTGAAACCATGTCTGAGAATCATTTGACTTCACTTCTTCTACATAAGTTATATCTTTTTCTTCTGAGATAATTTGACCAATAACTTCATTAGATGGGCCTACAAAAGCTCTCTGTGCTACTGGACCAAAAAGATTCTCAGTTTTTGTAATACCAACAAGCTCAACGAAATAAATTGTGTTTCCTGGAGAATTTTTCTTTTCAACTTTAGAACCAAGGACATCAAATGACATCTCTAATGGCTTTTCATCATTGTCTTTTGCTAGAATTACTTTGACAACGGAACCATCAACAATTGGGGATTGTTCAACACAAAAACCATTGTCAAAGAAAAACAAATCTAATTCACAAGCAGTATCCTGAACAAACTCTCTGATAGAAAGTGATTGTATGCTCTTGTTTGGAAGTTCGTGGTCGTCTATGAAAACTCGAGTAAAATACTGAGCGCCATCTAAGTTAGTATTGTCTGATGCCATCTTAAATATATTTAGTTATAGTTCTTTGAGAAGGCTATGAAATCATCAATATCTTGTTTCGCCGGGATGTTTATATATTCTAACAGCGTTATCGCTTCTGGGTATTTCTCTTCCTGTTCATCTTCAATAGCAACATCATTCCAAATATCTTCAATTGATGGGTTGCATTTGAGAATAATCCACCAATAATCAGAGGTTCCATAGAATTTCAACGATATAAGGTCAGGTCGCATGTAATCATTATATTGAAGACGATACTTGGTGAAATCGTATTTGAAAGTATAGTCATTAAACGCGATATTTATCAAATCACGTTCAGCAATGCCATCAACCATGTTTGTTTTGAAAAAGTTTGAACGGGAGGTTTTCATTTTGGAGGACTCGCAGGTTTGATATCAGTTGTTCCTTCTATAGCTTTTTTTACTGCCGCTTCTACAGGGTTTTCAACAACTCCAGAGTGAACCATACGCACTCTCGTTCCATGTTGTTCTTCGCCAAAACCAGTTCCAAAAATTCTGTTTGTTTCTATCGAATCAACATTATCTATAGCCAGCATAGAATACAAGCTTTCGACTGTTATATTAAAATCAACATATACCGGATATGACCTTTTATAATATTCACTATACGCAAATTCTTTTGAATATGTGAAATCAACATTTGTTAATACCATTTCATTTTTCTTAAAGTATGAACCAATTGATACATTTAGATGCGGTGGTTTTCTTGTAGACGAAGCACCAAGAATATTTTTCATAGCTGTTCCGGCTGCTGCTGTTGGACCATCATCTATTAGAGCATTTACAGATTCTTTAACACTTGTAACCGATTCTTTAACAAGTCCAACTAACGCACCTTCCATTGACGTGTTTAAAAACGTGTTGCGCGAATCTCCAACTTTTCCAGCAACCATTGGAAGACAACACGCAACCAGCAAATCACAATCTCTAACAACATACGGATTGTCGTATACTCTAAATTTCAAATCAAGTTTAGAATAAGCATTTCCAGGTTCAAATACTTTCTTTGAGAAAAAACCTGAGTGCCAAATAGCATCCGCGTTTGCAACATCTTTTACATATCTAAATAAGTTTCCATTACCACCAGAAGGAATATCAATTATTTTATTATATTGTGCTCCTACTGAATAATTAAATTGGTCTTTCATAAAACCTGTAATTTGCCCAGCTATTATCTTTTTGGAATTTGCCATTGATACAATATCAATTGTTATTTTATGTTCTTGAGCAGCGGGTAACTGTGCCGGATCGACCAAATCACCTTTACCATCAGAACCATGATTTTTATAAATGCTCCATTCAGCCATTTACTTCTCCAAATTCAGAAAGAACAACATTCGCTAAAGCTGGCATGAAAGTATTTATCCAGAACGAAGCATCCGAATAAATATCATATTCAGAAATCATTTGAGGAATATTTATTTCCATTTTTCCAGATTTTGCCAAAGACCTAATTTTATTCGCGGGGGATTGTGGTATAATCATTTCCCCTTGGTGTATAAATGCTTCTTGGTCAGAATCTAATTTCCAAGAACCAACATCAAATGAATTCATGTAAGAAACATCAACTGCCATTTTCTGTCCCATTAAATCATAAACTTCTTGTAAAGTCCGTGGTCCAGTTTTTGCTTTTGGATTTGAATAAAAAATAGCTTCGTTTAATGATGCTTCGTCTGGGAACAAATCAGCCGCAATCGCGTTTGGATTTGACAGCGCGGTTTTTATAAGTTTTACACCACCCGTCGGCCCTGCGAAATGTAAAAGATAAAGGTTTTGTTCAGATAATGACAATCCGGCTTGTTTAAGAATATTCATATTCTTTTTAAGATACAATGCCCCCATCATAGCATTAGCGGATGGGTCCAAAACATCCGAATCCAAAGAAAGACCGTATTTGTTTCCTGGAGTAGCATAATTTTTTAGTTCTCCAGACCAAGTTCTATCAACAAACTGGAATAATCCTTTTGCCGAACCTCTTTTTCGTCCTTCCCCAGCTCTAACATTTAAGCTTGATTCAATATGAGCAAATTTAACTAATGTTTCTAAAGGAACACCGACAGTATCAGAAGCATTCTTTAATGGTTCTTTTACTTTAGCAAAACGTTGGCCAAATTCCGTTTTAGCGCCTTTAGATAAATCAAGAGTTTTGTAAGTTTTTCCCGGTACGATTCCTCCAGCAGTTGTTGAGGTCATATCCGAAGGTGCGGGTATTGGAGATTTTGTACTAGAGCCAGATTTCAAAAAATTCTTAATTGACAACATACTATCATCAATAAGCTTAAACGAATTGTCTATCTTTTCAATTGATTTTTTGCTATCTTTTTTAATCTTTGTTTTTAGATTTAATATTTCTTCATTTTTCTTAGAAGGAACATATGTCTCAGCACGATGCTCTCCAACAAGGTACGTTTTATTTTTTACAACAGAACCGCCTTGCTTTCTTGTTGATAATGGAAGAAGACCAACGTTCGGAACATTCATGAACAATTGTCCGTTCTTCATCACAATATCTCTAACACCATGTTTCGTAGAGATTTGATATGTTTGAATTCCTGGCTTCTTTGGATCGGTTGTTGGAATTATTGGATTTCTATCTTTCATTGCGGATAGATTTTTTCCAGTCCCACTATCTTTCACAGGAATCCAATCAGACCCATTATTATATTCCCAATAAATGTTTGATGGGTTTTTGAAATTTGGCCGGAGTTCTACAAATTCTCCCTTGGCTTGTTCAACAGAAATGGTCTTTTTAGCAATCGCAGTTTTGTTTCTGGCATCTCCAATGAATCCTGAAGTCCGACCATTTTTTGAAGCCATTGTGTTAGAAACAAGTTCCATACCTGTTCCAACAGTCAGAGCCGCAATATCAAGAGGAGGTGGTAAAAATGCTCCAATGATGTTTATAATATTTCCAAAAGCTCCCATCAAGGAAGAAGATATAACTCCCGAAGCGGCTTGATAATCACCAGCTTGAGTATATTTGTTATAATCCGATATTCCTAATTTGATGGTCTTAAACAAATCGTAAACTGAGAAAACGGCTCCAATGACAGGAATTGCTTTTTTTCCAGCTTTTTGTATCGTTCTTATTCCAGTCTTACCAAATATCTTAAGTCCTGCCCTCATCATAGATGCTTTAGGGAACAATTTTCCGAAGATTTTTGAAAACAATGAACCACCAAGAAGCCCGGAAACGATTCCTGAAATGTTTCCAAAACCGCCACCTTCGGATTCCTTTTCCGCTTCTCCAGACACGATCCCCGGACGATTTGACAGATTCTTATCAATCCGTCTGAGTATGGTAATCTTATCTATCATTAAAGGATTTGATTCGGATATATCATAATTTTGTAATGATTGAGATGTCTTAGCTACTGGTCCAATTCCTGAAATTTTAATAACAACATTTTTCATTTCGACTTTGGACATTTTGATATTAGACAACACGAATTTCTTGTTATTGAATTTAGTTTCTGTTATTTTTTCAGTCTTTGTCTTTTCAGGAGTTATTAGATTTTTTACAGAAGATACAAGTTCTCTCTGATAGTTTCTAAATTTTGTTACTTCTTTTGTAACATTCTTTTTTTCATCTTTGTTACTATCTTGAAGAAATCCTTTTAGAATTCTATTAAGTTGTTCAAATTCATTTATGTGTCTATCAAGAATTCTGCTGGTTTTCTCAGCTTCTCTAACAGTATTTTCGTTAGATATTTGAAGCTTTGAATATTCTGAATTGAAAAAAGAACGAATATCCATCAAGCAGCCCCGAATACATTGCCAATAGTATACTCTTTAATTCTCTCATTTGTTTTCTTTGTCTTTATCATACTGGCGAATTTTGGCACGAACTCTTCCATCCAGAATTCTTTAGGCAATTGAGAATTTGAAACAACTTCAGGAGTTCTTGGAATGCTTACTTGTGAGTTTTGAAGTTTCGCAGCAGTTCTAACAAGTTCTGCTTGCGCTGCTGGAATTATCATCTCATCTTTGTGAACCTTCGAAGGCCCATCAGAAGGAACTGAATATGAGCCAATTCTGTAACTTCTTGGAATATTTGATATTGATGGTTCGGATATTTGTGGCTGTGGAACCTTCGAGGTTTCTGATGATTCCGATGCAGGTATATTAAAAACATCTCCCATACCCAAAACATTTGTTACTTTATTGACATTTTCTTTTCCGAAATTAAAAACATTTGTAACCGCAGTCGCCGCAGCTTCTTTTGTTTTATCAATAACATCTCCAACCTTATCAGCAGCTTTCCCTAGTAATTTCCGAACCATGTCAAGAATGTTGGATGGCTTGATAAAATCTAAAACATTATTAACCTTATCTACAAAGTAATCAAATACCTTGTTAGATGATTTTGAATAGTCTTTGAACAATTCTAAAATGCTAGTTGCTGTATCATCCTCGCGCTGGGAACGTAATTGATTGTTTGGGACGATTTTTCCAGTTTCCCTTGGAGTGAACAATTCTGGACCTTTTTCACCAACAATGTATGGCTTGCCTGAATAAACAGATCCACCTTTTTCTCTCTGTTCAGCATTCAGTTCTTCAGGGTTTCCAATTTGGTCCAATGGCTTTGTGAACACTCCACCTTCATACATTTTCATCCCAGACCAAATAGCTCCAGCACCACCAATCACCAAGGCAGGAATCAGCATCTTTGGATTCTTCAGCAATTTCCCAGCAGAAGCAATCTTAGGCAAACTCTTTTGAATGGCTTTAATAGGATTCAATAGATTTTTTAGTTTGGCAAATTTATTCAGGCCAAACATTCCAGCCATCAATCCTCCAACTTCACCAGCAGCACCCCCCGTAAACATTTTTATTAAATTCCCAAGACCTCCAAACAATGCGTCAAACAACCCTCCACCAGTCCCACCAGGAGTTCCGAGTTTGGTTTCGATGCTCTTCAATAACTTCAACTCTTCTAGCAAAATTGGGTCTTGTTCTGCCATGTCAAAATTCTCAAGAGACTGCGATTTCTTTTCAGTCCCAAGTCCAAGAATCTTCGGCAATGACTTCGAATTCATAATCAAATTTCCACGAACATTGATATTTGAATTCTCTATTGTGACAGGAGTTATAACATCCTTGGCCTTGGTTACCTTCTTTTCAGGTTTGGTGATGTTTGTCTTTTTCAACAAATCCGTGGTCATCTTCAAAAGCTTGTCTACCGGATCGTTCTTCTTTTTCTCTTTCTTTTCTTTTATATTTTCAAACAGGTCAAACTGCTGAACTGTTGTTTGAATAACGCGAGAAAGCTTCCTACTCTTTTCGGAAGCATTCTCTTGAGCATCATTTAATTTTTGAACAGAAGCCATTTGGGAGGTTGATAATTTGTTCATCGCTCCCATGACTTCATTCAACATGTTCGTAATGTCTGACGGATTTGTAGCCATATTATTATTTAGCGCCGCGCATGAAATCCATCAATCCAACATTCCCATTTCCAAGCGCAGCATTTCTCTTTTCTAACATATCATCTAACCGTTCTTTTAATGCCAACACTTCATAAAAATCTCTATTATTAATGTCGGGAATGTGTAGATAATATGCTAAAGAGAATTCTAAATCAATAATATCATCTTGACTTATACTTGGGAAGAAAGAAGTCTGATTGAAATCGTACCTCAATAAGAGATTCCTCCCCACAATCTTCATACTGGCAATTGGTTGAAACTACTGGAGAAACACCAATCTCATTGTCAGAAATATAAGTCTCAAGGTACGCATAGTCTTCAGGATTCAAAGACAATAGATAATCATAAACGTACTTTGTATTATACTCTGTGCCGTTTATAGATTTAACCATAGCAGCAACTGACAAAATATCTTCATCATATTCTACAGAGGTCTTGTTCTTCAAAATCTGAGAAACCTTATTTTCATCCCGAACCTTTGGAAATGAAATTCTCAGAACATCATCGGTTGTCAGAAGCTTGAAATCATCATTCGCAACAAAATCGTCCTTAAGATATTCAACCCTAAGCTTGTCCATGGTGAAAAGATAATGATTTGACCGACCACAATGACGGCAGGTAAACTCAGTAGAATACCCTTCATTCTTATATGTGTTCGCTCTTAGCCAAAACAAAATGAATACCTTATCAGCAACATATAATTCCTGAATATCAATACCCTTAATTGTATTCTTGAGAATTTCATTGATGACAAACTGATAATTCGAATCTGTCATTGATGCTAAAAACCGAACTTCCTTAACTGTCAAAGGACGGCCATAAATCTGAGTGCCTTCAGGATACAACCGATACTTTGTCGGAATCCCCTCAATCAAATAATAATTATCCTTCTTTGTGATAGGTTCTTGCGGTTCAACAAAATCCTTCACAATAGGACTTCTCTTCTTTTCAACTGCCATGTTTTACCTTTCGCTTATCGACCAGTTTGATTCACTGCGCCTTGATGCTCTACAAATATATAGTGGTCTGCGTTGAACGTTACATCATAAAATATTTGCTTACCATCCTCATAAGAAAACGATGGAGTGGACGATTTCATATAAAAACAGTTCTTGAAATATGTCTTGTTAACATTCTTTCCATCTGGTCTATATGTGCTCACAACAATATTAGGAATAACTGTTTCGCTATAAGGCTTCAAATATCCATCACTTCTAATATTACGACGGACGAGCTTGTGAATCATGTTCTTCACTCGTCCTTCGTCATCTTCCTCAAACTTTATTGTGAATTCAAACCCATCATGGTCAAGAACCGGGAATTTCTTGAAGAATGGGCCGTAATTCATTTCTCCTCGATCAAAGGCATAATTGGGAAGCTCAACTGAAATAGCGTGAAAAGCATCCATGTCACTAAAAACTCCAGTTCTATCAGTTTTGGCTAATCCAGTATCAAGCCCAGATTCGTCAAAATAAACCACGAAATTATAAGAACGTTGGATTGATTTTCGTTCGAAGAAGTTGGCGGTCCTCGTTGTCAAGGATCCGCCGTCGCTCAAAAAAAGATTATCATCAGCACTTCCCATTTACTTAGCTCGCATTCTCCGAAACATTGAGTGTGAGCTTTTGACCAGCTTCACCAATTGCCGGATTCTTGCTTGTTTCGCCAAGAAGCCAGAAGTCAAATTGGAATGTAGCATTATATTTTACAGATTCGCTTGTAGTGTAATCAAGAGAAACAGAGTCAACATTCTGTAGCCAGCAATTGTAGAAGTATACAGAATTTTTGAACGGCTCTCCATTATAACGAATTGGAGTTACTTTAATCATGTCCACATAAGCATCTGTCAACGGCGCGCCACGTTTCTTTGAAGAATTGGAGTGCCCCTTGGTGATGTCAAAAATCATCTGTGCCCAATTGTAAAGGAAAATTCCAACACCCTGAGATTCCGTTTCCTCAAAAGTTATCTGAGTGGTGTTCTCAAATGTTGGCTTTCCTGGGAAGAACTGTTTCATAGCACCGAAGTTTGATTCGATGGCATCAGTTCCGCGAGATGGTAGGGAACAAGTCCGTGCCCGAAGAGTAATATCTTCATTTTCCCAATTAGTTCCAAGAGCGGTACCTTCCATTCCTGGAATCCGCTTACTTGTGAAATTCACAATCTCAACTTCAAATAAGAATGAACGCTGAATATCCGCGAAATTCTTAATCTTCCGTCCTTCTATATACATTTGTCCTTTGTCTGCCATTTTTTACTCCTTATTCAGCCACCGATACAGAGTCGGCAGTGATAACAACCTTCAAATTAATATATTCAATCGCGTATGTTGGCTGAATATAAAGATCGACATTCAAGATATTCTGAGCGATTGTGGTAGATGTGTTGTTAGTTCCATCACAAACAACCCGATAGCTCTGAACACCTTCACCAGTCTTTACAGAAGCCATGAAAGTGTTAATCAAACTTGAAATGCGCTCTCTGGACTTGTCAGAATTTCCTTTGAACAAGAATCCAGCAAGAATATTCTCAACATTCCGCTCAACATACAATAGCATCCGACGAACATTTATTCTGTCTCTAGCAGTGTTCTTCAATTGAGCAGTCTTCTGACCCCAAATGTACTGAACGCCGCCGATCCGCTTGACAGAGTTGATGTTGTAGTTTTCGTACAAATCTCCCATGTCAGCATCAGAAAGAGCTAGATTTTGCTTCGCCGCAGGAACCCCACCAAAATCGATGCCAGCAGGAGTTTCCCAACGATTCGCAACTCTGTCAACACGAGCCATCGCTTCAACTGCGAAAACCGAGTTTGGAAGCCAGACACGAACAGAATTGTATGGGTCAAGAATCTGCTGCCAACCAACATACTTGCCCCAATAGGAAGGATTTGAAACCGTTCCTGAACCTGGGCCAGCAAAGTCAGCCGCAATCACTTGGGTCTTGGTCTTGTCAGAAATTTTTCCAACATTAGTCACTGCGAAAACGTCAAGTCTCTTTCCAACAACACCATCAACAGTTGAAGCAAACCCAGCATCAACCAAGTTTGTAGAAGCATTTCCATTTACAGGAGTGACGCTGAACAAATCAATTGCTTCAGAAGACTTGTTTGAGAAAAATGCCCAACCCGACTGATA